TTAAACCGCCGGGCTCGCCGTACTCCAGAGCGCGGAGATAATCGATGCCTTTCGGACCTACAAGATTATCAAACACTTCTGCAGCAGGAATGCCATAAGCATCGCTTGCCTTGTTAGAGATAGCGAGAATAGAACGGTAGGTACCCGGATCAGTAGAAAGCAACCGCTGAGCTGCCTCAGATTGAGGAACCCACGCGGGGACGGGAGCTTGAGGAGCGTTAGGGGCTAGAGAACCAGAGCGGCCAGTAATTGTAGTGCCTGGGGTGGACAAGGCTTCCCGGATTGGGAGAGGCATTTGACCGGGTGCCTGAGGTACGCCAGGGCCACGGCGAGGACCAACGGGGGTAATGTCAGGAGCTTGAGGGTACTGAGCACGACGAGGAATATTACCGGCAGGAACTTCACGAGGACCGGGAAGTTGCTTTTGGAAACGCCCCGTGGCGGGATTTGGCGGAACGTTAATCCGAGGCTGGACCGGAACAGGACCGCCTTTTTTCACAAAGGATTCGAAAAAAGCGCGAAGGACAGGCTCAAGTGTCTGCAGTTCGCGCATCCCTTGGCGCCCCGCTCCAACTAAATCTCCTAAAAGCCCAGCCATTAGAGTGCTCTACTTTATGTGTATGTTAGCGCCAATTCGCGTAGAAAAACAGGCGATCAGCTCGTGACACATCAGGAGGACCAGGAATGGCCTGCACAAACTCACCCCCGCTTCTCTCAAAGCGATACCGAGCAGCGACAGGATCCCTATAATTTGGCACATAAAGCATCTGTGCTAACCTATCTGTCTCGTATAAAAAGTTCTCGCGCCAAATGCGTGCAGTTTCTCGTTTATCTTGGATATTAATAGAACGACTGACGTCACCTAGAATAGTTTCTTGACGACTTGTCGCACGACCCGTAGCAAGTTCTGTTAGTCTCTCAGCTTCTGCACAGCGCTCTAGCTGCTCGATTATTTTATCGTAGTAGAATTCACTTGGAATGCTATTACATGCTTCCATTAACCTAGCGTAGTCGCCCGCAGGCACTGTAGCAATGTTGTATCCTAAAAAATACGTTGTACGGCTAAAATTAAAATCATCAAGTCTGTATCCAAAAACCTGAGGTGGATTACGTGTTAGCTGATTAACCGCAGCGTAAATTACTTCGCGTTTGGTAGCGTCTGTAGTATCAGGTTGAAATACTACACCTTGCTGCGCTAAGTAACTTTGTAGTTGCTCAAGCTCTTGTTGAGTAAATTGAGCCATCCGTAAACCAACCCGTCATATATCTAATCTTACCGAACTTATGTTATTTAGATCGAACTAACTCACTCGACGTAAATCGAATCATCAGCCAAAACCTCATCCCAATCAACCCGCTTAATCGAACGAAGCTGATCCAATTTCGTAAAACGCTCACCAGGAAGTGACTGCTTCAGCTCGTAAATCTCAGTTGCGGTCTTCAACCCGACGCCTTTAAGAATCTGAGTCAGCATCTGAGGCGTGGCGTTGTTCAGGTTGATCCGATTTAACGCCGGAACTTCCGAACGAACAATCTGACGACCACGGCGCTGCTTAACAGGTTTTGCGACTTCCTCAGGTTCTTTAACAGACTCAATCAGCTGGTCACGATAAGCGTAGAAAACCTTACCAGTAGTTTGAGATCGAACCATGTGGTACTCACCGTCATCATGAGTACTCAACATGTCTACTTTTACACCGCTGGGCTTGTAGGTGTACTCCTTCATTTGAGTGGCAGTCATCATGTAGCCATAATCTAAGATAGTTTACCCAAGATAGACTGAAAAAAACCAATCGTAACCTCCAAATGCCCAACCCCACTAAATTTCGTTTAGCAGGACAGGCGATCCCCGTACTTAATACGGTATTAGATATTGGTAACGTCGGGTACGAACTGGTTAACCCTAACGAGCCACGCAGAGCCCAGCGGTTATTAAATGCTGCGATTGTAGGTGGAGGCAATGTAGGCGCAGGTATTCTTACAGGAGGAGCTGACGTAATCCCTCAGTTACTCGGAGCATTCGGTATTAAATCCCCAGTTCAAAACGTAAATCCAGACGCTCAACTTCGACGTCTAGCTTATCGACTCGGGCAAGGCAAAGAAATCGGTTTACACAACGAACAGCAGGACGCCGCTATCCGTCAGTTAGCTCAGAAAGTACAGCGAGAACAGATGCTCAACCCAGACGAGATTCGCCTGATTAAACAAGCTTTTTCGTCCGGAACGTATTGACAATAAAAAACCCCTCCCGAAGGAGGGGTCTGCACTACCCAACTGAATTCTATCAGGAGGGCACAGTCGAAGTGAACACGCTGGACTCCACCACGCCGCCAGGCTGAAGAGCCAGGTCGTCGCGCTTGGGAGCGGAGTCAGGCACGATCCAGCAAACTTCGCACACGGCGAGTGCTTTGTCCTTGCCTTTCAGACTGCCCACACCGGCACGGGGGTCGAAGGTACCCGAAGCCAGAGCGAGACCAGAAGCAACAGCGCCACCGAGGTTCTGAGTAGCGAACAGCTTCCAGGTAGTCTCAGCCGACAGAGCGGAGAGGCTGCTGGAATCGATGATGTTCACCGAGGCATTGCTGCCATTCTCGATGCGGCTGCTGGAGCCGGTCACGGACACACCGAACTGGCCAGACACCACGGTGCCGTCGCTGCGCAGACCTTGGCTCACTGCAGGAACCAGGCTGAGCTGAGGAGTGGCGGAGCCGCCGCCCACACCGCTGCTGATCACGTCGCCGCCGTCCACACGGAGGGAGGCACGGTACACATAAGCGCCAGCAGGCACTTTGATACCGTCGGTGATATCCGAACGGATGTCCTTGTGGAAATCCGGGGAAGGGATGATCACATTGGCGCTGCTGAAGGCTTGGTTAGAGCCGTTCAGACCGGAACCATAAGGCTGGGTGTAGTAATCCAGCTGGTTGTTGGTGCCGAGGGCCTGGTAAGACAGGTCGACGTAACCGATTGCCTGTTGGGCAATCCAACCGGGACGGAACACCACGCCGACCGGACCGCCAACCGGTTGGTTGGTCAGGGTTTCGGAGGTTCCGTTCTCGTTGTTAAAAACAACGGACTTTTCTTCGTGCCAGTAACGAAGAACATTGGTGTAGTTACCAGGATAGATCTTGGCAACTTGGAGCTGGTTAGAGTTGATTGCCATCGTTAGTTACCTCCTCAAGCGTTAAAGGAGTACGCGATGGTGGCGAAATCAGCGTTCAGGAGTTCGAAACCTGCGTACAGGCTCCAAATCATCATGATGAAACGGCTGAAGTCGTCATTGTTGTTCAGCAGCACCTGAGCGTTGTTGCCGCCGATACCGACGCCCACGCTCTGAGGACCGAAGAACATACCAATAGCGCTCTCGTAAGAAGCAGAGGTACCGCCGATGGTGGCAGTCTGCGACTGAGAGGGCATGTTGGTGGATTCGAAGAAACGAACGCCTTCGAACACGAAGCCGGTGGGCATAATGGGCTCACCAGCCACGAAGGTGGCCTGACCGAAGCCCTGACCCATGTACAGCGCAGCGTTGGGCTGCATTGCCGACATGAGGGGGTTGATCTGACCGTTGCCAGGATAACGAGCGACCTCGCGGAAATCGCTGTTCTGACGAAGGTGCATCAGGAAGGTCGGATCGCAAACGCAGCGATAGAAACCGTCTTGATAGGTAGGAGTGTTACGCTTACGCAGGCTCTTCACCACGCGCAGCAGGTCGTCCTTGACGTCGAACTTAGCTTGTTCGGCGTTGCTGTAGGTCAGAGAACCAACAGTGAGATCACCAGGGTAGTAGTAACCACCTTGGGTGTCAGAAGCCTGACCCTTAGAAACGGCTTTCAGGAGTTCATTGATAAACACCCGGTCGCGCCAACGACGATAGTCGTCGAGCAGAGTCAGCGAACCAATCGACTGGTGGAAAGCGGTTAGGTTACCGGTGTCCAACAGCAGGCGCTGCGCAGTGATCAAGGTCTCACGAGCAATCTTAAAAGTGCTCGGTTGAGTGGGATCACTCGGGTCAGCAGGGCCGGTGTACTCGCGAAGGGTCACGAGCACTTTGTCCTTCACGATGTTGCGGCTGTTAGCAGTACCGATGGTCTGCTCTGCAGTACGCTCACGTGACTCTTTGCTTCCCGGATTGCCCCAGAACCTGTAGCGGTCTAACTGCACAGTCTGGCCTGGCTGCTTGCTGAAGTCATGAACGACCACAGGCTCTGCTGCCATCTCTACAACGTACGCGGGATGCGGACGGTAGAGCTCGGCGCCGAGAAGCTTCGGGAAATCATTATCGACAAACACTGTCGATATCTCCAGAAACTACAAAACAAGTTTAACCATAAATAACGGTTAAACTACGAGAAAATGTCGCATTTTTAGCGTTAGATCGATTTTTGATTGCTGCTGTTAACCGAAGAACTGAAGTTGCGCACGAGGTTACGCACAGACTCAGAGTTCTGTAAGTAAACAGAGCCGTAATTAGACACATATCGAGCCGCACCGCCCCGATAAACAGAACGGAGTGCAGTAGACATCAAACCAGGGACCGTAGACCTAACAGTTTCAGTATATGTTTTACAATAAACTGGGGGGTTGTAGACCCACTCAGATCGATTCGATGTTCCTTGAGACCCAAGACTATTCGTTAAGAGACCGCCCTCGTAGCGACCATGGGTAACACCACCACCTGTTCGTCCTTGAGCGGAAGTATTACTTTCTGGTGTGTTGTAAGGCGTGTAATTCTGATTATCCGGGGAGGCACCCCCAAAATATGTGTACTTACCTGAGTCACGGAGACCAAATTCGGGACCAATAGAGGTCTGAACCTTGGCGTTAGCGATCGTCGTGAAA